AGGATCGTTTTCGCTGCTGATTCGTCGATCAGGTGTTCCGGGTCCATGTCGTTGCTGGCTATGGCGTCAACGACCAGCTGAGCTTTCTGCAGCATCTGGTCCTGGTTGCCTGACTCAAGTTCTGCCAGTTCAGCGTCGGTGAGCTCAGACAGGGCCAGCCCGAGATCCATGTACATGGACCGGGCTTCGGCCAGGGTGATCCGGCCGTTGGTCTGGGCTGAATCAAGTGCTTTCAGCAGAAACTCTGATCTGTCGAGCGACGGCGACGGGATCTCGACCTGCACAGAGTAGCCATCGAACGCGTTCGGGGCGAAATAGTCTAACAGGATCATCTCAGCGGCTTCGGCCAGCCAGGCATGGGACCCGGAAATGAACGCCTGGTACATCTCCCACTCGGCGGTGGCGTTGTTACCGATGAGCCGCCCGTCCTCTTTGTTGCTGATGCTGCTCGACGGGCTGAAATGGTCAATAATCAGGTTTTGCAGGACCCCTATGGTCTCAATGGCTGACGACGTTTCCGAGATCGGCGGGGCGACGACCTCCATGTTTTCTCTGAGCTGGTATGCGGTCCCTTTGCTCAGGTTTCGCAGTATTTTCTGGGCGTAGGCTTTGTCATCCTTCTTCGGGTTCGTAACCTTGATGAAAAACCGCCCGCCTGCACCAAGCAGGTTGACTTTCTGCATCTGTGCCCCCCATGCAAAGTCCAACATAGTAATAATAGGAATAACCGGCAGGACCAGCGGGCTACCCCCGAACTCACCGGACAGCGGGTCCGTGACCATGGTGACGTTATGCAGTCGCCTGATCTTGCCAGCCGACTGTCTCTGCCAGAACTCGGGCTCGTTCGTGTCAGTATTGAAAATAATCCCCGGCAGGATCGTGTTTCGGATCGCTGCATATGACCCCCCGGACGATGAGAACGATTCAGGGGGGAGTATGTTGAGTTTTGTGAGCCGGTACTCGTTGCCGACATATTCCCAGACCGGGTTATGAATCGACGGCCCCCATTCAGCGGTGTTCCGCCACACCCGCTGAAGTTTGTACCAGAGCCTGACGTCAGGGGCATCGGCCATTTTAGTGAGCGTGGTTGAGAGGTCCGGGTCTACTTCGCCGTCCCGGTTGAGGGCTTTGATGATCAGCCGTTTGTTGAACAGCAATCGCTGGATCTTGTCCAGAGCGCCTTTCAGGTAAATGTTCTTCCGGTATTTGTTGATGAGATCCGCGTCGATCTTTGGAGCGGTGTACCATCTGCCTGACGAGTCCAGGTATATGGTCCCTTCTTCCGGCCGTTCTTCTGGTTTGTTCGGTGTCGGTTCTTTGTTCCGGATCGATCGGTGATCCCCTAGTTTGCCCACTTGTGATCTCATGTTAATCCCGGTATTCCTCCATGCCAGCCGAGATCCGGTATGTCTGCCAGGTCTCCGAGTGCCTCGTCTGGGGTTGGTTCGTCGCCTCGTTCATAGTCGCGGCCGGCAAAGACCAACATAACCGCGTCGGCCTTGTCAGGGCTTTTCAGCCCCCGCTTTTTCATTTCGTCTTTACTCTCGATCAATACCTGGCCACGGCTGTTGATCTTATACCTGATGTTTGCCAGCTGAGAGATGAGTTCGTCGTCGTCAGGGATTGAGATGGCAGCAGTAACCGGATCAAACCGTTCACGAAGCCCCCAATACCATTCGGCCCGAGCGTTCACAAACTGGTCACGATCGGACGGCTGCCCCCCTGCCTGCATTTCTAATACGGCAAAATCCTGTTCGTTCAGTCGGTCGTACACACCGGCACCAATACCGACCGAATCGATCTTTGTCATGGTGGCACCAGTGCTCCGGATCGCCTGTATTACCTGGCCGGTGAGTTCCATAAGATCACTTTTCTGAATGGTTTTCAGGATCTCTACCACCGGGCCTTTACGGAGGACAATCACCGACTGGTCTGACCCATACCGGGCAACATCCACCCCAAGCTCCGTCGGTCCTGATGCTGCCAAATCACGGCCGACTGCGGCCTCTACCCAGTGCAGCGGGATGAGCGTGTCGTCTGACTGTGCCGGGAACTGTGCCAGGACTTTTGAGAGGTACAGCGGGGATTCCTGTGTCCAGCCCCGTTTGACCTGTTCGGCGACCCACCGGGGCGTCACTAGGTATGGAGCAGGAAGATCATTTGTGATCTTTTCTTCCCAGGTATTTGATACAATATCCTGTTCTGTTATGCCAAAATTAGTAAAATTCGGGGTATCAAATGCAGATATTGATATTTTGCTCGTTCCTGCCGTTCTAAACTCTTTTGCAAACCGTCCGGAGGGGTTTGTCGGGTTGCCTATCATGAGGAGCCGGGACTCATCAGACGTCAAAACCCCGTCGATACCTTCGTATATTTCTTCAGATACGCCCGAGGCTTCGTCGACGACTACCAGGAGGTGGATCTCATGGAACCCCTGAAACCGGTCCGGGTCGTAGTCTGGAGCGGTGAACCCCCAGGCAAACCAGTTTGGCTCTAATTTTAGTTCCTGAGTGAGTAGTTGCCCACCTAACGGATACCTCGCCCGCTGGTGACTCATTCGGATCTCTTTCCAGAGGATTCCTTTCACCTGTCGGTCAGTTGGGGCAGTTGTAAGAACAATAGCCGGCCTATGAGTGTACAAATACCAGAGAGCGATTGAGGCTGCAGAGAAACTCTTGCCTGCCCCGTGGCAGGACTTGACGGCGGTGACCCGGTTGTCACGGACAGACTCAAATATGTCTATCTGTTTTTGCCAGGGTTCGTGGCCGAGGACCTCACGGATCCACCAGGCCGGATCCTGTTGTGCCCGTCGGACGGCTGTTTCACTGTTTTTCGGGATCTGTTTCTGCATGTTTTACCAGGTCCACCCATGACACGGATCCGGAATGTTCGATCTCTTGTTTGTCTCTCCAGTCCTGTGGCCGCCTGTTTTTGAGCCACATACACTGAGCTCCCACATCAGGCGCCACCTGTTTGACAGTGGTTTCAGTTTTGACGATCACCCCGTCTTCGTTTTTAGTGATTTTTACTTCGGTGTATTCGTAGCCAAGAGCACGCCGATATAGAGATTTCTCAACGTTATCGTCAGGCGTTTCCTTTCCTCTTTTTATGGAGTCGAAAAACTCTTTGTGGGCGTTTTGCCAATTGTGCAATGTCGCCCGGTCAATTCCAAGCGCCTCAGCGATCTCTGTGTTTGTCAGACCTTCACGAGCAAGACTTTCAGCAAGTGCCGGATGAACAGACGGATCGTATTTTGTCGGACGCCCCCCAGGGTGTTTTTGTGCTGGTTTCTTTTTTCCGGCCATTACTTCACAACCTCGCATCGTTTCCACGGCACTATAAGCGACAGATGCCTAATGTCGTTTCCTTCTCCAACCTTCACCCGGATGTGTGCCAGATTAGGCCGGACGGTTGCCAGTTCTCCAACTACTCCGTCAGGCCAGAGCTTGGCCAGCGGTGAATCCGGGTCAGGAATATATTTTATCATATAATCTGACCCCCCTTCATGAACCATAGCACCAGGGCGACAATGACAGCTACCAGCACCGCCTGCAGTATGCCCCATATCCGATCCTCATATGGTTTCGCCCCGCATCGCTGCATCTCGCTTTTCTCAAGCGCTTCAAGCCGGTCCCAGCACCGATTCCAACTGGCCTCTCTCAAACAGTTGTGCTCAACCCCGACCAGACGGGTCTCATGATCTGCAAGTGTTTTTTTGATCTCTTCACGAAATAACCGCAATTCCTTTACCGCTTCAGTCAGTCGGGCGTTGAGACTCGCGAGCTCTCCGGTGACCTGAGTAATAGCGACAGAGTTTTCTGCCATGCTCTCCATGAGCGTCACGAGAGTTTCCGGGTTACTGGTTGGTGACATTTTGAGTTTACACCCTGGCGGGGAGTTGCACCCCGCTTATTTTTGCTCCTGCCTGTTCAGAGTGCCGGTATGCCGTTGATGAAGATGACATCAAAGGCTTCTACGTACAGGGGAATTGTGCGCATACCGGTGATCTCTCATCCCGGACCTGAACCGGGTGAATCAGCAAAAATGAGAGTTGTTTATTGAGACATTTTAAGAAACAGTTTTGCAATTGTTTCTTTTCTGCCTGAAACATGCTCCCCGTTCGGATACTCGAGTTTATATCGGTCTTCTTCCGGCAGGTGCGCGACGTCCGGGTTTTCGTTGATCCCGAACTTATACCCGTTTTTTTCTTCTATGACTTTCATTGCTCTTCGCTCGGCTTTGGTTGCTGGTTTCTTCTCTTCTTCACTCATTCAAATGCCTCGTTTACATAGGTGTTCTCTAAATACCGGTAGAGTGTAGTCAGAACTTTCTGAATGACTGCAATCACAGCGCCGTTGGCGGCTAACTGTGTCTCAATGCTCATCTGTGTGAGCGGGGATCCTGCCAGGGTTGCATATGCCCCGACGAATGCACCGATCAGGACGGTTGCACCCAGGCTCATGAAATCGAAATTTTCACTGGGTTTTGTGGGATCGATGTGCTTCGATGCCCACCAGATCAGGCTGTACAATACTGCAGCAAAAATTGCAGTTACTAAGGGTTCGAATTCAGCAAACATAACTTATTCCCCCTCCTCCGTCTCATTTGTGACAGACTCATTGGCTGAAACTATTTCGTCAGCGTTTGTGTCCCAAAGCCAGTCGAACCCACCGTCGAGACTCTTGTTTTCGTCACTCGTTAAGAGTCCGTGATCATGCCGGCTGTAAGAATACTGCAGGGCTGAACTGTTTTTGTCGAGTCCGGCTTTGAGTGAGCCTTTCACGTCTTCATACAGGTAGCCCTGGGGACTGGTGCCCTGCACAGAGACCCCGACAACCGTACCAACTACCTCGATCTGACTTTCGTATGTAGTCCCCGGACCTGACCCCATGAGCCCCCAGAGCCCCTCGACGGTTTGAGTCTCAGGGTATCGTGAGTCAGAATTGTTGCCTCCATACCCGGCTATGAAATTGCTCTGGTCACATATTGACTCCGGTATATTGGTTTGAGTCGCGAACATTCCGGCGGAATCAAAAGCGTTGAGCATACCGAGCGTCTCAACCCTGGTGGACTCGGTTTTCTGTATGCCGGTTCTGCCGAGTGAGACAATCGTCTGACTTTTGCCGCCATACTGGTACGAGTCGTTGACGGTGCCGAACCGGAGCAGGTTGTTTGACGTCTCCCAGGACTCGTCAGTATTGACAATGACAGAGCCGCCGTTGCTGTACATGGTTGACGAAATGACAGCATGAGACGGGAGCGAGCAGATGATCAGGACGAAAAGAAGGGCGGCGAATACTGCTGCAATGTATTTCATTTTCCAAACGGGCATACTTTTTTGAAGAATTTCCACGCTTTCTGGTGTAGTTTTTCAGACCGTTTCTTACTGGCTTCATGTGCTGCCTGCAGCTCCCGGTCTGAATAGTCGGCGTCAAGTAGGCCGCCCTGTGTCATGATGATTTTATATGCGCTGCATTATCTTAAACCTTCTCCAGATACAGACATACCTTCCTGCTACATCAGCCATTTCGTTTATCTTTCCCTCCAAACCATATTAAGCCCTTCCTTCGTCACTTCGTACCTACCCCCCATCTCCCGCACTTTCCCGGTATCACGGAGTTCAAACAGCGCCCTTCCCACTTCTGCAGGAGACGCCATTTTAATCCTGTGTTGCACCTGCCGGACAGTCGAGCCCCGGTTGTGCATGAGATCAACTATTATCGCCCGTTTAATCATTCTCTCTCCCTTCCCATGTGCAATGTATTTCCATTACCCGGTTCATCACGTCCATGACCCCAACGTTGTATTTCCGCGCAATCGCTTCTATATCAAGACACACCCTTACAGCCTCTGCATCAAACCCCGTGCAACTCACAATAAACACTCCTTTTTCATTCCGTCCACCAGTGCCCGCCGAACCGGCGAGTGGGTTGCCCCCAGAACCATATCAATAAACCCGTCAACCTCATCAGGCCTAAGCCGGATCTGGAGTTCGGTTGTATCGTTCAGTATTCTCATTTTACTTCCTCCTTCGGACACAGGAGCCACCAGGACGGTTCTGTCAGGTTGCACGGTTTGACAATCACGCATTTCCCTGAAACATGCGGGACCATTGAAACGTATATGTCCCCGCTAGGGAGTTCGTCCAAGAGTTTCAGGAGTTTTGATTTTTCGATTCTGGCAGGGATATCATACCCCCCGCCAATCTCTGCAATTGCCATGTAGTCATTATACTGATGCAATATTGTTGTCATTTCCACCTCCCGTTTAGTATCAACTCGTCTATTGTTCTGAAAATATTGTATTTCTGCCCCATAAACTCAATTATAATAGCAATCGAAGAGACGTCGTCAACAACAACCTGCTCTCCGTTTTCCCGGGCGATTATGCATTGAGTGTCCACATCTATTTTCATGGTATCAACCTACACCCATCAACCCAACCCCCTTCAGGACGATTTGGACATTTTTCAATTTTGGCTCCCCATGCCATACAGCGTTCTTTCTGGCAATATACCCAATCATGACTTGTCATTATCGGGCAAATCTTCTCTTCTGTCATTCATTCCACCTATGAACTACAATTGTTTTAGCAATCCCGTCTGCACACTCAATATCCGATGATTCAACACCATCCCGCTTACATAATTCAGTTACAAGAGATTTCCGGGTTGTAACGAACATACATACCGGCGCATCCATATCATCCACAACCGGGCACAATTCGTGCCGCCCCTTGAGTTCTGCAACTAATTCATCGGTTGTGAATCGTTTCAGCGAACATCCGACGGGCTTCGGTATCCATGAAACATCTGATTTTTTCGTCATTCCTTCCCACACTCCCTCTCACAACTATCACCGAACTTCATCCGGATCATGTGTTTCACGTTATGCCATCCGTTATCCTGCTCCAGGTTCAGCATCATCAAAGATTTATCATCAATGATGCAGTCGGCCGATATCTTCCGGCAGTCAGTCCGGTAATTAACGATTCTCTCACAACAGTTCTCATTACAATGACAGTATTTCACTCCGTTTCGATTCAACCAATCGATCATCTCATCTTCTCTCTCCCGTGCCCGGCAGGAGTTTATGATAATGCAGTATCCAGAATCATACAGGTCATTGATTGCCTGTATTGCTCCAGGCAGGGGTTTTCCTATGCCCGGATACTCATCTTTCACAATCGTACCGTCAAAGTCAATAGATAGAATAACCATTATTCTATCCCTATCATTGCTTTTACAGTCCCTGACAGTTCATTTCCATCGAAGATGGTTTTTGATTGCGCATAACACGAATTAACCCGGATAACTGGGGCTTCCTGAGGGAATATCCCTGCCATCCGCATGGTTATCATGTCAGGGTGCCGTGTATCCTGCAAATCAACTTCTCTAAACTCTATTCCAGATTCTCTCAATAATTCTTCTAACCTGTCACAGTTCGGACAGGTTTCAAGTCTGAATACAATTATTTCGCTCATTCTAATCCCCATTTCCTAAGATGTAGTCGATTCTTTCAATTATATGAGCAATCTGTCTAAATGCAATATTACACTCTAATTTTCCGGCCTCGCATTCATACCCGCATGATTTAAGTTGCGGTATCAATTCATCAAGTTTCATATTATCTGGGTAATGCCACCATTCATCTGTTAGTCTCATACTCATCGTCCTTATACACCTCGTACATATGCTCGCAATACTCTTCATACGCGGCCTCTCTGGCCTCTTCATCAATCTCGTCAGGTTCTTCGAGCCACTGTGCTTCAGCCCGGAGAAACCCTCGAGGGAGATCCCTGGTCATTTTTCCTCCATTATGATAAGATTGTTTTCTCTGGCAACCACCAGATATGTTCCCCCCTCATGGGGAGTGGGTGCATCTACCATTCCATACGAAACGTGGGGCCCAAATCCGGGCCCCTTCGCGTAGCAGAAATATTTTTCATTTCTTTTGGCGGACGGCCACCAAAAGTCAGGAGACGTTTCATCTCCTGAAAATATGAAAAATAATAAGTGTGGAGTTTCCTCCACACAATAAAACAGATATTCCCCATCTTCCGCCTCACGACAGAAAACAGACTCTGGCCTGGGAGAGGACCCGACACCGCCGGCCTCCTCATCTCCGTACATATCTGATGCTCCTGGATACATCAGAGTACCTCCTGCACAAGCTGGTCATCTCTCCACTGGTGGTATGCCTCATCACAGTAGGATTCATAATAATCATCTGCGGTAAGTTCCGTTTCATACTCAAGTTTTTCCAACTGTCTGATGTATTCAAGCAGATTGCTAACCAGGTCATCCCGGTCAGACTTCTCATCCAGGTTGGCAAACTTTGCCTCTCTGATGATAGCATCCAGTATTTTGTTCCCGGTGCCCTTTTTCAGTTCATCCCGAAGTTTCAGGTTTTCCTTTTCCAGTTCATCATATCGGTGCTGTAAAGCCCCGGTGACATATGCATAACTCCCTTCGCACCCGTGCTCTTTTGCCCGGATAAACGCCTGCTGGATAAACTCTTCACTGGTGGACATTCAGACCACCTTTCCAGTAATTGGATTAAACAGATACCATCCCGTCTGTGAGACGGTTTGGATAATCTTCCCGTTCGGGAGTTCTTTCTTATCCCGCCTGTCATTCCCAAAGACAAGCACGTTCTGAGAAGATTCTATCTGTGCACAAATGTATCCCAACATACACGGGATAGGAGAAACAAATACAAGATAATCTTCTTCTCTCATTTCATCCATGAGCGAATGAGCTAATTCAATCTGTTTATCTAGGTTCAACCCTTCTTCCGGGATGTCAACCCGGATCAGATTATCACCCTCATCAATGAGGGAATTTAAAATTGAATCCTGTTCGGGCATCAGGCTGTGCGCTTGATTAATTACGTAATTGATTTTCATTCCACCGGCCTCCAGAGCGTGTTAAGTCCGGGCTCACAGTCCCCCCTCCGGAGACTCACACATAGGTTGACGTTTCGTTCGACGGTCCCATCTGGCCTGTGGAGGTTACCACGCCTGTTGTATTTGCATGTATAGCATGTGCCTATCATTCATACCCCTCTGATGCGATCCTCGTTTCCAGGGCGGTTCTTGAGCGTCCTGTGTAAGAGTTCAATGCCTGCCACCACTGACGCGGTGTCTGACCCGTAAGTTTCCCGGAGTTCCTTCAGTTGCTCAACCGCCCTGTGTGGGAGGTTGTAGGCTTTTTGGTATCTTGGTTCCTGTGCCATGATTATATGTATAGATATATGGGTATATAATGATACCTATTTCAATCGAAGCCCAAATTAAGCCCAAATAATTAAGTTAATTATGAAATGAAAATATTTCATAATTATTAAGCCCAAACCGGGCCCAAAACACAAAAACAAACAAAATACTCTTTATGTAATATTAAAATAATTATTATTATTATTATTAGTAGTAGTAGTAGTAGTATAGTGTTTTTTGTTCTTCTTAGGTTTTTCGAGTAATTTCATAATTCTATAATTACTTAATTATTTTTAAGCACAAAAAAAGAAGCATATTGAAAATAGAGGCCGTATAAAAGGAATAAATTATAGCAAAAAAGAGAGATTCCATTTCATAATTACTCTCCATCTTCAGGATATACCCACGCCATCCTGGGGCGACCCCCGCCTGTATGTTGAACGTGTTTAAGTTCTATCCCTTCATTGCACTCCAATGTTGATAATACACATTTTTTAGCCCGTTCATCCAGGCCTCTGAAAAGTGCAGAAGTCTTATAAATCTCTCTCTGAGTTGCACCCTTGAGCCCCTGCTTCTTAATTATGGTGAGAACTTCTTTACAAACGGCCTCATAATCTGAGTTACTTACAACCTGCTTAACCCTCATGGCGGTGTTTTGAAAATGTTTCTTTACGTACCGCATGGCCCAATCCAGGTGCTCAGGCAATATCACATCAGACTCACAGGACGCGGCAACAATCATACTTACCCTCATGGCTATCTCCTTTACCCTTCCGTAAAGTTCTGACATGTTAAACGCGTCCAGGGAGTTCTGTGTATTGATAATCTCTCGCTCAAACTCCTCAAGCATCACCCGGCAAGTATCATGAAACTTTATTGTCCTTGGTTCTGGAGGGTTGGTATATGCTGAAAGGTTCCCGCTTCCCCCGGTTGCCTCTGCGCAATACCGGCACCACTCAATAAGAGCTTCAGGAACCGGAACTTCCTCATCTATCCATCTCCCAAGGGCCCTTTCTGCTGTTGACTCAATAATAAGGAACCGAGGCAAATACCCGGAAGAAATAGAGTCTGTATTAATGGCCTTATACAGAGTTGAAGGAGTAGAGATCCCAAATATGGTTATACCAGGTCTGTCTATGATAGTCGATGTATCATCATCCTGGTGCTTGCCGGACAGGTTGGAATACGCATCTGATGATAAAAATCCCGCCTGTCTCCCGAACGCCTCCATAATCATAGTATATGCAGCATCTTTTTGTGAGTTCTTGGAACTCATGGCGTGCTGGAGCTGTTTACCCATCTCATCCTGTATGCATATATGGCGCGGCTTCTTCTTCAGGGTAGAAATAATGGCCCCGGCAGAAGTGTATCCAGGAGGTCCAATGAGGTTAAGGCATGTCTCCCCGGACGCCCTCAATACGGTTTCGATAACTGTTTTCCCGTGCTCCTTTCCAGTAGAACTCTTTCCTAGCACCAGGAAATAAAGTGCAGAATAGTTGTTTTGGTTGGTTCTCCACTGCCTAGATAAGCAGGTTGCACCTATAGCAAGAGCAGTGGCAACAGCATATTCAGGTTGTGGCTTTAATGCTGTTGATTGATAATATTGTACTGCCAGGCCTAAGATACCCGGCACTTGCATCAAATCATCTTCCACACGATGATTATTCTTTTTTATGAATATGCCTGCGACCTGTTTCCCGTGTTCTATTGCTTCCGGATCATACTCAACATATTGCATGTCCATTTCTAAAGCTGCGGCCTTGACGGCTGCACTATAATCCATGTCATGTTCAAACCTACAAAACAGGTCAAAACAATCATGAGAATGCCCGTCTCCTAAAACGTCCGTGCCATGATGGGAGAAACAGACATTATCAACAGGAAAAACAATTACCCCGGGAACCTTTGTTTTTGAGTATGGAGCCAAAAACCGCATTCCTTTCTTTTCATACCCGTATTGAGACAAAAGCGCCCGGATATCATGAGTCTGGTTATACCTGTCTATCACGCTTTCCCGCTCACTTCCAAACTTGTTCCTAGGAGCAGGTTTAGGTTTAACAGTAACTTTTGGCCCCCAAGGACATGCAGATTTAAGCTGAGGTTCAAACGTCTCCCACTCATTCCATATGGCAACCAACTGAGCAGGAAGTTCTGGGATTCCGTCTTCAGGGTGCTTTCCCCAGGTGTAAGGTGCGTTTGTGTCAGGATGAATAGATGGTGGTAAAACGTCCTGGCACTTAAAAGAGCGAATCTCAAAAATTACGTCCTGCCCGCCGGGAACATCTTTAGATGGCCATCTTAAAACACGAACATTCTTAATATGCTTAAAAGACTCCGGGCGCCTGAATATGGCTTTATCCCTTCCTGGCCTGCTCACAATCCTTGGGGCATCTCCGAACAGTTCATCGTAATCAAGCCCCATATCTGTAAAAAGCATCCTGCAAGCGGCCTCATCATCAATGTCTATTGCAACCGTGCCAGAATCAAGGTGATGCAACCCTATATTACAAGGGGATTTTAATTGTTCCAACTGTTCATCCGTTTTTAACCCTGCGCCCCCATCATTCCAACCAGACTCCATCGTGTCTCCCTTTGTCTTATACGGGAGTTTAACGATAGCCCAATCAAATTCCTTTACATATCGCTTAGCTTCATCGTAAATTGTCATTCATTCACCATGATGAGATATACCCGCACCGCCCGCAGATCAACCCACTCACACGAAATTCGGAAGCCCGTTTAGAATATTTTTCATCAATAATAGCGGTACTTTTAAGCATCTTTTTACCCACGGACATATTTTGCATAGGTTTCATATGCCCCTTACCACATTTGGGGCACTTAATAATACACCCGCTCATTGATTACACCCTGGAGGTACTGGATTAAAAACAACTGGCAACCAGTGTGGAGATTTATAATTTATTGCTCTTTTAACAATCGGAAATGATAGAACTACCCCGTCCATTGCATATACAAGCACGTTTGTTGGTGTTGGTGCAATTAAATTATTTTCTAGTAATAGCCGCATGGCATCACACGCAGATTGCGTCATATTATCCCACAAAATAATATTACTATGTTGTTCTCCAGCACAGAGCGCCCTTTCTCCGGTTGTAAAATCTTCTTTAAACTGTTTTGATAATTCTGCAAAAGAAACGGTTTTCCATCGACATATAAATGCATATATTCTTTCTGCGAGTGGCCTACCATCATCTATACAGCACTCTTTACGTGATTCAAACCGGGTTGTGGTGGAATTATATTTGTCATACCATCCAGAAAAATTAACTTCGCTCATAAACACTGCTCCGATTTAAGTTTTTCAAGTTCTTCTAGCGCCTTTTCAATTGCATACAGGAAGTTCCCATTTATCCCATTAAATCCGTCTGCGATTAGCTCATCAAGTTCTTTTTCGGTACACACCCGGTCTCCGTCCTCATATGTAAACACCCGCGAAATAAAATCTCTACAAAGTTTACATGTACATGGGTGCTCTAATTCAAATTGTTCTAAACTGCTGTTTAATCTCATTTATTCCCCTCCAGGTAATCTGACACGGCCTTAACAACCTCATAAGAGGCCCCATATTCAGGATACTTTGATAATCTCCATACAGTAGGGTGCCCGACACCGCACGCCTCAGCAACCTTTCTAAGGTTCCTGTCTTTTAGCTTGTCAGCTATTTCGTCTGCCGTAAGCATAACAATATATTTCTCTTCTATAGTATTTAATTTCTATCATGAAATACCTTTATATACTTTTAAAATCCATCTTTATGTGTAACAGGTGCCACCCGCCTTTAACGAGATGTGGCCCGGCAGGAGAGAGCCGAGGTGAAAAAAACAACCAGTCTATCAAGACTCAAAACTTTGATCAGGCGAGAGGGCGAGCCAGCAAACAACCCTCACCGCGGGAGCCTCAGCGGGTGGGTTCAAAGCCCACTCCCGCCATACGCCGGCACCTTACCCGGCATTACAACTCGTACACGTGACCTACCAAACAAAACGGAAAAAACCATGATAAGCTTGAAAGACATCTCGAGGGCGTCAATAAAACCCCCTCGAATGATAATCTATGGAGAAGCAGGCATAGGAAAAACAACCTTTGCCGTTTCTGCACCTGCACCTATTGTAATCCAAACGGAAGACGGACTGGGAGTATTAGACGCCCCACGGTTCCCCATTGCAACCTCGTTCGAGGATGTTCTAGAATCACTCCAGAGCCTGGCGGAAGAGGACCACACGTTTAAGACAGTCGTTGTGGACAGCCTAGACTGGCTGGAACCTCTTATCTGGGCGGCAACCTGTAAACGTCTGGGAGTCTCAAGTATAGAAGCTCCAGGATATGGCCGCGGATACGTTGAGACCTGCACGGAATGGCGAAAGTTCTTTGCTTACGTAACGGCCTTGAGGGACGAAAAGGACATGCTCATTATAATGACCGCTCACAGTGTCATTCAGCACGTTGAAGATCCCATACACCCGGCCTATGACATGCACGCTCTCAAACTACACAAGAGGGCCTCTGCAATCGCCGAGGAGTATAGCGACATCATAGGCTTTGCATCACTCAAAACCCTCCTGAAGACAGAGGAGGCTGGGTTTGGTGAAAAGAGAAACCGGGCCATAAGCACGGGTGAACGTGTCATTAATGTGGGTGCAAACCCGGCTTACGTATCAAAGAACCGCTACAGCATGCCTGAAACTCTCCCGCTCGTATGGAGTGAATTCGAGCAACACATACCAGGAACGAACTAACATGGCATTGATCGATTTTAACGCAGAAGCAATCGAACCGCAGTCAGATTTCAGCCCGCTTCCGGTGGGAAACTATACCGTAGTTATCACCCAGAGCGAAATGAAACCAACCAAAACCGGGAACGGCCAGTATCTACAGCTCACTCTTCAGGTAGTCGAGGGTGAGTATAAGAACCGCCTGATCTTTGACAGGCTCAACATCCAGAATCCAAACTCCGTTGCGCAGCAGATAGCCCAAAAGGCATTATCAAGCATCTGCCGGGCTGTTGGAGTCATGCACCCAAAAGATAGTGAGGAGTTGCATGATAAACCGTTCAGCGTCAAGATAGGGATCCGGCCTGCATCCGGTGAATATGGGGAAAGCAATATAGTTAAGGGGTATTCATCGCTCTCCTCCTCTCCTGTAAAGAAGGGAAACGGGAAGAAACCTTGGGAAAATTAACATGGTAACCCTTCCGAATAACCTTTTTTCTCCCACTGTTGATCTCATCTATTCCACCTACAAAAACTCCCCACCCCGCCCCCACTTGGGAGCCTCCCAGATTGGAGCCCAGTGCGAGCGGGCTTTATGGTACAGTTATCACCACTGCAAACTCCCGGCCTTCTCTGGAAGGATGTTACGGCTCTTTGAGACGGGCAAACGCGAGGAAGAACGAATTATCCGTAACCTCCGCTCTGCCGGACTCCAGGTGTGGGATCGTGGAGACGACGGGAACCAGATAAACTTCCGTATGTTCGGCGGTAAGTTTGCCGGGAGTATAGACGGGATTGTGCTTGGGATACCCGAAGCGCCCAAAACCGAACACCTTCTGGAGATAAAAACCTCGTCAGACAAGAACTATAAAGCCCTCATAAAAAACGGTGTTGAAAAAGCAAAGCCTCTACACTTTGCCCAGATGATGGTCTACATGGGAGCTTTGGACTTAAAAAGAGCCTTGTATATAGTAGTAAACAAGAATGATGATTCTATCTATACCGAAAGGTGTGAGTTCCATAAACCAACATACGATTTATTGATAAACAAGGCCGAGCGGATAGTCACGTCAGACGCCCCGCTTGAGCGGTGGGAGAGTTTCGAGTGCAAATGGTGTGAGTTTCAGAAGATCTGCAACTGGGAAGAGATGCCCCGGGTCTGTTGTCGCACCTGTGCACATTGGGGACGATGCGAGACAGAGGAGGTATGTGAACGCCATATCTTTAACCCGCACCTGGTTCACTCTGAAGCGGTGGATGCGTCAGAGGAAGAAAACTGGATCCTTTACGCCGACGGGAGACGCAATGGCCCAGGGTATTTGTCGAGTGAGGAGATGTAAGTGCAACTAAGGCCTTATCAACAGGAGTCTATTGATAAACTATACACGTATTGGACGTATAGAGGCAAACGCCCGGTAGTAGTGGCCCCAATGGGCGCTGGAAAATCCGCCATCATTGCAGGGTTCTGTGAGCAGACTTTAAAGCAATGGCCAGATACTAGAATCCTAATTGTAACCGATTCAAAAGAAATAGTATCCCAGAATGAAAAAGAGCTAAAACGATACTGGCCTGAAGCACCAACCGGGATCTACTCTGCCGGGTTAAATCGCAGGGATACCGAAGCACAAATCATTTTTGCTGGTGTTCAGTCGATATACAATAAAATGTATGACTTCTTTCCGGCCTTCTCTATCATCTGCATAGATGAAGCTCACGCTGTTTCCAGAGAATCAGATACCATGTATGGAGAGCTGATAAAATCAGCCACGCTAGCGAATCCAGGAGTAGGAATATGGGGAACTACAGGAACCCCGTATAGGTTGGATCAGGGTATATTGTGGGAAGGGAAGGATGCAATTTTCGACGGGTGCGCCCACGAAATTAAAATTAAGTATCTTATTGATAATGGGTTTTTATGTCCCATTATCTCAAAAGGAGGAATAAAGAATATAGATTTAACAAACGTCCATACCGTTGCAGGAGAATACAACCAATCAGAACTAGCATGTGCGGCGGATGATCCTGAAATTATCCGATCGGCAGTTGATGAAATTCTAATGTATGGCTCCGATCGTAAATCGTGGATGATTTTCTGTGCAGGTGTGAACCACGCTCATAACGTCCTATCAGAGATACAATCCAGGGGTATAAATGCAGATATTGTTACCGGAGACATGCAGACAAAAGACAGGGATGAGGTAATAAGGAAGTTCAAAGCAGGAGAAATAAGGGCAATCGTAAACGTAAACGTATTGACAAAAGGGGTAAACGTGCCAGAATGTGATTTAGTCGTATTATTGACGGCTACTAAATCAACGGCTAAATACGCCCAAATGGCCGGGAGAGGATTAAGAACATTTCCAGGAAAAAAGAACTGTTTACTATTAGACATGGGTAATAATGTTATGGAGCACGGTCAACTTGATAATCTCTCTCCTAAAAAGGTAGGTAATGGAGGAGCCCCGCCCTTAAAGCAATGTCCACAATGTAACGCATTAATCCATGCCAGCGCCCGTGAATGTAATCAGTGCGGTTACACCTACCCCGAACAGGAAACACTCCCCAATCACGGCACCCAGGCGTTTGATGGAGCGGTGTTGACTGACCAAATAGAGCCGTTTTGGGTTAACGTTCAGTTTGTTGAGTATAGCCGGCATACCAAGGAAGGAAAACCGGACTCAATGAAAATCTCTTACATCACAAAGGGTGGAGAGCGATACAACACCTGGCTGGCCGTCGATCACGGAGGTTTCGCAGCCGAGCAGGCGTTTAAGTGGCTGTCCAAGATAGGAAGTGACGCAACCAGCGTGTCAGAGGCCCTTGAGGAAGCACTGTCAGGGCGGTGGCCTATG